CGTCAGGATCACTATTAACTGACATTGTCTTAAGGATGTCTGCTTTGCCTTTTTCTGTTAAGTATTCAACAAAGTTAAGATTTGACCCTTTCTTTGCAAACTCGTTAAATAAAGAGCTTACCTCTTTAATCTGTTCTGCTGAATTGTCTTTATTAGCAGACGCACCATTTGCAAGAGATTCTATGCGGTCTAGACGCTCTTTTTGCGTTTGGTTGATTTCAATGCCTTTAGAAATATCGTCAAGCATCTTATCAATCTTTTGCTGGTGTTCAGCTGTCTTTTCTGTGTTGTTTTTAATTGCTTCGTCATTATCTTTTTTAAACTGTTCTACTATACCTAATGTCTTCTCGACGTTTTTCTTTACTTCGTCGGTACTAACTTCCTTTTTTTCTTCTTCTGACATTTTAATGCTCCTATCCAAATTGTTTTATAAACTTCACCAATAAATCATTCAACTCAACATCTCGTTGCTTACAAGCATCATCACGATGCTCATCTTTTACAACATCCTTGGGATAACCCTGGGATATAATCGTTTTAGCCTCTTTTTGGGAAAAGCCCAATTCTTTTAAGAGTCTTTCGAAATCTCTTACTGTTTGAGGTTTAGACTTAACGCTAAGGACATTAGCTTGGTCATTAGCTGGGAAAGTAACAAAACTTACTTCCCATAATTTCGCTATGTTCTTTATGATCCGTATTTCTCTTTTTATGTCGTACTCAAATAGGTCTATAGAAAACCCAACGGAAACATCCGTGATCGCACCGCTTTTCACCTCTACCCTCAGGTCTCTACTCTTCTGGGTGTCAATGAATTTCCCTTTAATCAGTGGCCCGGCTTCTGTTTCTTTAATATCTGTCATAATGCCGCCAAGATCGCTTCTCCTGTGCTGGATAAGGATTTTGGGGAACTTCCCGCTTTTCTTTATGCGTCTAATTTCTTTAGCAAAGGCTCCCCTTTCTATTAAATCGCCATCACTGTCAACAACATCATAAGCAGAGGCTAGCGCCTCAAACTCGCCCACCTCTTCGTCTATGGATTTGATCTCAAATGAGATTTGTTTTTGTATCATTTCTTCTGGCATTGACATTCTCCTTTTTCAAGCAACAAAAAAGGCGACCCAAATTAATGGATCGCCTTCTTTGTTTCGATCAGCGAATTTATATTATTTAACTTTTATTCGTTCTGTAACGTATATACTTACTATTTTACCACTATTGAAGCTTATTTCAATGTTTCCGTATTCTGGTAATATTTTCTTCTTCAAAGCCTCATATATTTTATCTGCTCTATCATCTATCATATAAGATACCCCACTACACACCTACAGTTAATAATGTTACCTGCTGAACCATTTGGGTCACCGGGTCTTTGTAGCTGTTCACCACCAACAAGAAAAGGATCCCCCACATCTACTTTCTGACCATTAGCAAATACATGATCTTCTCGTGTCTTCTCATCAAATACAGCCAACCATTCCTTTTGCGTTGGATCGCCGGTAGTAGATGAGACAGCTAACATAACCGCCAGCCCTCCATAAGTAAGGGCGTTATGTGACGTGGTCTCTGCTATTATTGCAGCCCTTGCTATAGTAGACCTATCAAATGCATCATTTGCCTCTTGTAGGCTATCCTCTTCGCTCATATCATCTTCCATAGTACGTTGATAATGATTTTCTAGCTCTTTGCTTACCACCTTGCTGGTTGTCTCTGCTATTTCGTTAGACCGCAAAGCCGCAATAGAAGAAGCAAACTTCTCTCTAGACGCAGATGTATCCTCTTCAACCTGCACCAACTGTTCGGGGTTAATGTCTACAGCTTTATATAATATATGGGGCCTTGCTTGCTTTTTGAAGAGATTTAGCTGCCTAGCGATTGCAGTTTCTGCAACAACATTAAGGTTATTCTTTAGCTCCTCATTCAAAGCTTGTCTATGCCGCTTGATAAGCTCTTCCTCTATTAAACCGTTATCCAACATACTTTTGAACTGAACACCATATGCCTTTCGGAGGATATCTTCATATACAGGGCTAAAACTATCCTTGAAAATATCAAGGATTAGTATCTGCTCTTCTCTTTCCTGTTTCTGTGATCTTAATCTTCTAGCCATATGTTATTTCAAAGAGTTTCTTCGCCTTCTCATAGTCCATCCCTTGCTTCATCTTATCCTCAACAAATAACTGTTGGGCTTGTTCATCTATAGCACTTAATGGAATTACCCCCATAGTTTGAGCTATACGTATCAACAGCTCATCACCGCCCTCTATTGGATCATATTCCAGCTGCTCTCTCTTCTCATTGATTGTTAAGTAGCTTACCTTCTCAAGGGTATCCATCTTCTTTGCCCTCTTACTAACAAGTGCCGCTATATCTTCTATCCGGTAAGAAAGCTTTAAATCATTACCATAAAGTGGAACCAAAGCTTCATTCAATGAATCGATATACTTATCAATCATTGGCTTGACAGCCTCATCCCATAATTGCTCCTGTGCTGCCGATAGATTATCGTATTTAGACATTTCAGTATTAAGGAGCTCTATTGGCACAGCGAATGCAGCACCTATCTCATGTGCAGCGTTTTTCTTGAGGTTAAGGAAATCCATATCAGTTGCATTAGTAGATATCTGCTGCCACTCTAAGCCACCCTCTAAGAGCATTGGCTTACCTACATTATCAGAACCGCCATACTTCTCTTCTAGGAGCACACGAAGGCTTTCTACTTGATCATTATCTAAATTAGCATCTGCTGGGGCCTTTAATATGCCAGCAGGCTTTGCACCGCTCTTTAAGAGGTTATAGTTCCATTGGCTGGCTTGGTTATGGTTATCTATCGCATAACCACCAGGAATAATGGAGCTAAGGCCCCTTAGATTGTATAAAGGATTGTATTTTCTGCTATGGACGATATTAGATTTACCCAGCACAGATACATCGAATCTATATGTTGCATCCTGACCAGAGGCAGAGCTGTATTGATAATATTCAGGCAGAAAGTTCTTACCCTCTTGGACCATCATATAATCAGGTCTTAGTGGGTATAGAAGAGCCGGTGGTATAGTCTGGGCCGTTCTATTATTAACAATAGCTTCAGACTCCGTAGAGCCAGGATACCGTTTCCATATAAAACCTTCTCCATATATCTCCATATTAGTGAAGAACGCTTCGTGGAACTCTAATTTAGTTAGACCTGGATATGGGCTATTCAGTAATGTTAACAAAGGGTGGGTTGTTATCTCTTTATCACCTCTAAACAGTGAATAAGTGATTAATTTCGCTTGATCTACCTTTAATGTGATACACCTATATGCAATAACATTCTTCATATATGCCTCTTTAGCTAACTGACTAGAGCCATAGCCCATAGAAAGGTAGTTAGAGTTTAGATCAAATATGTAATATAGATTATTGCTTCCAGACATGCTTTTTGTTTGTTCTGGGCCTATCAATTGCTTCGCTTCTTTATACATGGAATTTAATATATGCATTTAATCGCTCCTGTCAACAGTTATATATTCATAATAACAATTTTTCATAGAAATGTAATGTTAGGTCTTTTAAGCTTGGGGTCTATAAAGTACGTCAGGCCCCATACAAGGGCGTCTAGGCGGTCAGGGCTGAATGTGCTAGTGGGGGTATAGCCCGTCATCTGGCTCTCTAGCTCTTTAAACTCTGTAACGTGGCTTACTAGCTTTTGTTCATAGAGAGCGGCTATGGGTTCAGCCCTTAGGTATTTGCCCTTTGTTGCCCTTACCTTCTTTATTGGTAGACCCACCCTCTTATTCTTCAATATCGACTCTAACATATCCCCCCCCTGATTAACCTCACCGACAATACAGTTGGAGTCATACTTGTCATAGAGCATTAATGCCTTCTCTGCCCATTGATCAGGTGTATAGCGGCCTGATACATCTTCAAGAACATAGTAATGGTTCAAGTGTTTAGCAACTGCGATGATACCTGTTTCATCACTAGATTGCTTGCTTGTCACTGCTGGGTCTATAGCTATAACAACCTTCTCATATCCGGTTATTACATCCTCACAATAGCAATCAGCTATCATCTTATAGGTCCATAGAGCGCCATCTATATTATCTATGAACTCACCGTCCCAGAACCTTAACCTTTGCCGGAGAGGGAGGTTTTTGAGGTCATTAATATAGCTTTCTGGTAGATTCTCTTTGTTATCTTTAGGGTTCATCAGTACAAACGCATAATCATCTGAGTTCTTTATCTTTGCTGTACCCATAGGGTCTTTTTTCTCTATGAAGAGGCTATAGGTCCAATGTTTCTTATCGGGAGGGTTACAGTCATAGTACAGCTTAAGCTTCAGCCCCGAGCTCTGCCTCAATCTTGTCCGTACAAGCAATACAGAGTTATAGGAGACCATGGAGCATTCATTAACATAGATTGTCGAGTATTCGTTACCCAGAACCTTTTCTGTACGATCCTTATCATCCAAACCCCCGAACCATATCTCTGATCCATTATCAAACGTAATGAACCAATCGGTCTTATTCTCCCAGTAATGTACATCCTTTGTCATCTCAGGGAAGCATTTAGACATTACCTCGGGGAATGAGTTATACCATATAGAAGATTTGATATGAGAGAACGCTTGTCTGAATATTATATGTCTACTCTTTAGTTTAAGTGCTCTAATTATTAAGCATCGCATCAATAGGAATGTCTTACCACTACCAGATCCACCATAGCACATTATGTTTGTTACAGGGGAGGCTAATACCCTTGTAGCTTCTTCTTGTTTTATAGTCTTCTTAAATTCAGGCAAAGATTTAGAGGTCTGATTCAGTGCTATCTATAACAACACTTATCTTTTCCCCTTTAGTTGTATGATCCGTATAAGTTTGATTGAGTAGCTTATGTTCTTCGGTAGTAGAGCTTAGTCTATATAGCGCTAACCAAGCTGTGGGATGCTCTGCTTTATACATCTTATCTCTAAGTTTACCCTTAATTCTAATCTTATTATCCAGTATCGCTTTCTTTATCTTGTCCGATTCCTGCATTTTACGTTTATAGAACGTTTCTATTGAACAATCCATAAAAGAGACAATTTCTTCTATGAATATTAGGTTCTGTTCTTTAATAGCTTTTAGTGCCTGTCCTTCTAATTCATTATAGTCATATGTCATAATTTCAGCGTAACATAAAATAAGAAAGCCCTAAATAAGCTAGGGTCATAGACCGCAC